TACTTCATCCAAGTTGAAAAAGCATGGAATAGCCCAGAAATGATTATGCAACGTGCTTTAAAAATTGCTAACAACACAATCAATCAATTAGAAACAAAGATTGAACGTGACAAACCAAAGATTGTATTTGCAGATGCAGTAGCTACTACTAAGACATCAATTTTAGTTGGAGAGTTAGCAAAGATCATTAAACAAAACGGTATAAACATCGGGCAACGCAGATTGTTTGAGTGGTTACGTCAAAACGGATTCCTTATTAAACGCAAGGGTGTGGATTATAACATGCCTACACAGTACTCAATGGAACGTGAGTTATTCGAAATTAAAGAAACATCAATTACACATTCAGACGGTCACACATCAATTAGTAAGACGCCAAAAGTAACAGGCAAAGGACAACAATACTTTGTTAACAAGTTTTTAGGAGAAAAACAAACAACTTAATAGGAGGAATTATCAATGAACACACTATATAAAACAACCCTCCTCATCACAATGGCAGTTGTGACTTGGAAGGTTTGGAAGATAATTATAAAAATGGTGTGAAACTATTTAAAATCTTTTCTTTTATTCTTTAAATCAAAAGCATTAGCAAGACACGAAGCGACATAGCATACAGCTATTACCGCAGTTGAAAAGAAGTAATTCACGTAATCATCATTAGCAGTCCTGACAAACATATTAACAGCAACACTTTTAGCAACAGTTAATGAAACATCGTGAACAAACGATGAGGAAGGAGCCAAAAAATATTGATTGATAGATTTATAGAATATCTTATCACTTTCTTTGGTATTTACGTCATCTATTGGATGGGCAGAATTGACGGTTTTACCAAGAACAGGGACATCGACAGTATCGACAAAAGACTTTCTCAAATGAGTGCTAACTTTGCGGACTTCATCATCCGGAAAGTTGTTAGAACTTATGAATTCATCAAGAATTTTTTCAGAAAATAAATTAGATTTGAACATTGGATGATTCTTAGTTACTTGATGCATATAGGAAGCCCAATCAGATAATTTAGATTGGTTAATTCTAATGCTATTCATAACATTATTAACCGTCGATTGAATTTCCAGAGCGTTCATAACATACGAATTATTCATAGTATTTGTGGCTTTAGCGTAAGCTTCGACAGGCAATTTAGATAAGATAGCTTTATTTTTCTTTATTAAATCTAACTGTCGTTGAGTGAGATTTATATTATTCATAATTACCACCTCCTTTCACTAGGAGATAACTAAATTATACACAACACAAAAATAAAAAGGAGAAAAAGATATGATGAAAAATAGTTTGCAAGCTAAAGAACTTGCAGTAATTTTATCTGTTTCTAAATCCAAAGCAGGACAAATAATAAGAGAACTGAATAAAGAGCTTGAAGATGAAGGATACATTGCGATACGAGGCAGAATACCAGTCCAATTAGCTAGGAAAAAATTCCCTTATCACGACTTATCAGACCAGAGAATAATGGAGGAGTTGAAAAAAGAAAATGAGTAACATTTATAAAAGCTACCTATTAGCAGTACTGTGCTTCACAGTCTTAGCGATTGTACTTATGCCGTTTCTATACTTCACTACAGCATGGTCGATTGCGGGATTCGCAAGTATAGCAACATTCATATTTTATAAGGAATACTTTTATGAAGAATAAAAAAAACTGCTACTTGTTGGAGCAAGTAACAGTATCAAACACTTAAGAAAAAATTCATGTTCAATATAAAACGAAAAATGGAGGAAGTCAAGATGTATTACGAAATAGGCGATATCATACGCAAAAATATTCATGTTAACGGATTCGATTTTAAACTATTCATTTTAAAAGGTCATATGGGCATATCAATACAAGTTAAAGATATGAACAACGTACCAATTAAACATGCTTATGTCGTAGATGAGAATGACTTAGATATGGCATCAGACTTATTCAACCAAGCAATAGATGAATGGATTGAAGAGAACACAGACGAACAGGACAGACTAATTAACTTAGTCATGAGATGGTAGGAGGTTGCTATGAAGCAGACTGTAACTTATATCATTCGTCATAGGGATATGCCAATTTATATAACTAACAAACCAACTGATAACAATTCAGATATTAGTTACTCCACAAATAGAAATAGAGCTAGGGAGTTTAACGGTATGGAAGAAGCGAGTATCAATATGGATTATCACAAAGCAATCAAGAAAACAGTGACAGAAACTATTGAGTACGAGGAGGTAGAACATGACTGAACAAACATTATTTGAACAGTTGAACAGTAAAAACGTGAATGATCATACAGAACAAAAAAACGGATTAACTTATCTAGCATGGTCATATGCACATCAAGAGTTAAAAAAGATTGACCCTAACTACACAGTAAAAGTGCACGAATTTCCGCATCCAGATATTAACACAGAAAATTATTTTGTACCTTATTTAGCTACACCAGAAGGCTATTTTGTACAGGTATCTGTGACTGTGAAAGATAGTACAGAGACTGAATGGCTTCCAGTATTGGACTTTAGAAACAAATCACTTGCTAAAGGTAGTGCAACAACTTTTGATATCAACAAAGCCCAAAAACGATGCTTCGTTAAAGCTTCGGCTTTACACGGTCTAGGCTTATATATTTACAACGGCGAGGAACTACCAAGTGCAAGTGATAACGATATTACAGAATTAGAAGAGCGTATTAATCAGTTTGTGAACTTATCTCAAGAAAAAGGGCGAGATGCAACTATCGATAAAACGATGAGATGGCTAAAAATCTCAAACATTAATAAATTGAGTCAAAAACAAATCGCAGAAGCGCACCAAAAATTAGATGCGGGATTAAAACAATTGGATAGTGAGGAGAAACAATAATGTTAAACAGAACAGTATTAGTAGGACGATTAACAAAAGACCCAGAATTAAGAAGCACGCCAAATGGTGTAAATGTAGGGACATTCACATTAGCAGTAAACAGAACATTCACGAATGCTCAAGGCGAGCGTGAAGCAGATTTTATAAACGTAGTAGTGTTCAAAAAACAAGCTGAAAACGTTAAAAACTACCTTTCTAAAGGATCGTTGGCAGGTGTAGACGGACGACTACAAACACGTAACTATGAAAACAAAGACGGGCAACGTGTATTTGTTACAGAAGTAGTAGCGGACAGTGTTCAATTCTTAGAACCGAAGAATAACAACCAACAACAAAACAACAATTATCAACAACAAAGACAAACTCAAACTGGTAATAATCCTTTTGATAATACCACTGCGATTACTGATGATGACCTCCCGTTCTGATTGGAATGATTAGATGCCAATAATTACTAGTTATATCACTCAAGATGACGGTACAACAACAGTTGTCATCTCGGGTGTTGAATTAGGCAATAAAGAAACATTACTACTTGATAACGGGTTTGATGTGGAAGTCGATGTAAGCGTCATAGATCCGTTTCAAATTACCGGCAAGCAACGCAAATTGATATTCGCATTGTGTAACGATATAGAAGCTCATACAGGACAACCTCGAGATTATATGAGGCAAATGTTCCAAGATTATGTGAAGTTTCTGTATGGCTATGAAGAACGCATATCTTTATCAAATTGTTCTCGAACTATAGCTAAGCAAATTATAGAAGAGATGTTTGAGTGGATTTTTACAAATGCGATTCCATTAAATTATAAAACAAGCAAATTGATGAAAGAAGATAAAAATTATCTTTATTGGGCAACTGTTACGCGTCATTGCATTATATGCGGAAAGCCTCACGCTGACCTAGCACATTACGAAGCAGTAGGTAGAGGCATGAACAGAAATAAGATGAATCACTATGACAAACATGTATTAGCGTTATGTCGCGAACATCATAACGAGCAACATGCGATTGGTGTTAAGTCGTTTGATGATAAATATCACTTGCATGACTCGTGGATAAAAGTTGATGAGAGGCTCAATAAAATGATGAAAGGAGAGAAAAATGAATAACAGAGATTATATATCATCCATTATTTCGCAATTTAGTGGACAAAACAACGTCATACCTATACCTGTTATTTACTTGAAGATTACTGAAGATTATCCAAGTGCAGCATTGTTAAATCAGATGATTTATTGGTCAGATAGAACTAATAGGAAGGATGGTTATTTTTACAAATCATATGTTGAATGGTTCGAAGAATTACATCTGACTGAATACCAAGTAAGACGTGCTACTAATAAATTAAAATCATTTGGATTCGTTGAAACCGCTTTGAAAAAAGCGAATGGCGCACCCACTTTACATTATAAAGTCGATACTAAAGAAGTTTCAGAATGGATTCTTAAGAAACTTAAGAATGGAAACTTAAGAAACTCAAGAATGGATAGTGAAGAAACTCAAGAATCCTTAACAGAGATTACTACAGAGACTAACAAACATAGAGAGACAGACGACGTCTCAAAGTCATTTAAGTATATTAGTACCAATTTAGAGATTATACAAAACCCTTTAAAAGCAGAACAGTTAGAACACGAAATTAAATCATTTAAACAAGATCAGTTCGAAATAGTAAAAGTCGCTACCGATTACTGTAAAGAAAACAATAAAGGACTTAATTACTTAATAACTGTATTAAAGAACTGGAATAAAGAAGGCGTTTCAGATAAAGAAAGTGCTGAAAACAAATTGAAACCTCGTAACACTAAAAAAGAAAGTACTGATGATGTCATAGCACAAATGGAAAAAGAATTGAGTGATGGCTAATGCCGATGAGCAAAAAACAAGCATTAGAAATTATTAAAAAAGTTAGGTACGTATACAACATTGATTTTGATAAACCAAAGTTAGAAATGTGGATTGATGTATTGAGTCAAAACGGAGATTATCAACCAACTGCAAAAGCGGTAGATGGATATATCAACAGTAACAACCCGTACCCACCTAACTTACCAGCAATCATGCGTAAGGCACCTAAAAAAGTATCTATTGAGCCAGTAGACAACGAAACCGCTACACACCAATGGAAAATGCAGAATGATCCCGAATATGTCAGACAAAGAAAAATAGCGCTAGATAACTTCATGAATAAGTTGGCAGAATTTGGGGGCGATAACGAATGAATTACGGACAATTTGAAATTGAAAGCACAATAATCGCTACGCTACTTAAACAACCGGACATACTAGAAAAGATAAGAGTTAAAGATTACATGTTTACTAACGAAAAGTTTAAAACCTTTTTCAATTATGTAATGGACGCCGGAAAGATAGATCATCAAGAAATCTATTTAAAAGCAACTAAAGATAAAGAATTTTTAGATGCAGATACTATAACTAAACTTTATAACTCCGATTTCATTGGATACGGCTTCTTTGAACGTTACCAACAAGAATTATTGGAAAGTTATCAAATTAACAAAGCGAATGAGTTGGTCACTGAGTTCAAACAACAACCTACGAACCAAAACTTTAACAACTTGATTGATGAACTCAAAGATTTAAAAACGATTACTAACAAAAAAGAAGATGGAACCAAGAAGTTTGTTGAGGAGTTTGTCGAAGAGTTATACAGCGATAGCCCTAAGAAGCAAATTAAGACGGGTTATAAGCTCATGGATTACAAAATAGGGGGATTGGAGTCGTCGCAATTAATCGTCATCGCAGCGCGTCCCTCAGTGGGTAAGACAGGTTTTGCATTAAACATGATGCTGAACATAGCACAAAATGGATACAAAACATCTTTCTTTAGTCTCGAAACAACCGGCACATCGGTATTGAAACGTATGTTATCAACAATTACTGGTATTGAGTTAACAAAGATAAAAGAAATCAGGAACTTAACGCCAGATGATTTAACAAAGTTAACGAATGCGATGGATAAAATCATGAAATTAGGTATTGATATTTCTGATAAAAGTAATATCACACCGCAAGACGTGCGAGCACAAGCAATGAGGCATTCAGACGGTCAACAAGTTATTTTTATAGATTACCTTCAACTGATGGATACTGATGCGAAAGTTGATAGACGTGTAGCAGTAGAAAAGATATCACGTGACTTAAAGATAATCGCTAACGAGACGGGCGCAATCATCGTACTACTTTCACAACTGAATCGTGGTGTCGAGTCTAGACAGGATAAAAGACCAATGCTATCGGACATGAAAGAATCAGGCGGAATAGAAGCAGATGCAAGTTTGGCAATGCTACTTTACCGTGATGATTACTATAACCGTGACGAAGATGACACAACCGGCAAATCGATTGTGGAGTGTAACATAGCTAAAAACAAAGACGGCGAAACCGGAATAATTGAATTTGAGTATTACAAGAAGACTCAGAGGTTTTTCACATGAATATCATGCAATTCAAAAGCTTATTGAAATCGATGTATGAAGAGACAAAGCAAAATGACCCGATTGTAGCAAATGTCTATATAGAAACTGGTTGGGCAGTCAATAGATTGTTGGACAATAACGAGTTATCACCTTTTGATGATTACAACAAAGTTGAAGAAAAAATCATGAATGAAATCAACTGGAAGAAAACACACATTAAGGAGTGTTAAAAAATGCCGAAAGAAAAATATTACTTATACCGAGAAGATGGCACGGAAGATATTAAGGTCATCAAGTATAAAGACAATGTAAATGAGGTTTATTCGCTCACAGGAGCCCATTTCAGCGACGAAAAGAAAATTATGACTGATAGTGACCTAAAACGATTCAAAGGCGCTCACGGGCTTCTATATGAGCAAGAGCTAGGATTACAAGCAACGATATTTGATATTTAGAGGTGGCGCAATGAGTAAATACAATGCTAAGAAAGTTGAGTACAAAGGAATTGTATTTGATAGCAAAGTAGAGTGTGAATATTACCAATATTTAGAAAGTAATATGAATGGCACTAATTATGATCATATCGAAATACAACCGAAATTCGAATTATTACCAAAACTAGATAAACAACGAAAGATTGAATATATTGCAGACTTCGCGTTATATCTCGATGACAAACTGATTGAAGTTATCGACATTAAAGGTATGCCAACCGAAGTAGCAAAACTTAAAGCTAAGATTTTCAGACATAAATACAGAAACATAAAACTCAATTGGATATGTAAAGCACCTAAGTACACAGGCAAAACATGGATTACTTACGAGGAATTAATTAAAGCAAGACGAGAACGCAAAAGAGAAATGAAGTGATCTAATGCAACAACAAGCATATATAAACGCAACGATTGATATAAGGATACCTACAGAAGTTGAATATCAGCATTTTGATGATGTGGATAAAGAAAAAGAAACGCTGGCAGATTACTTATATAACAATCCTGACGAAATACTAGAGTATGACAATTTAAAAATTAGAAATGTAAATGTAGAGGTGGAATAAATGAGTATCGTAAAGATTAACGGTAAACCATATAAATTTACCGAACATGAAAATGAATTGATAAAAAAGAATGGTTTAACTCCAGGAATGGTTGCAAAAAGAGTACGAGGTGGCTGGGCGTTGTTAGAAGCCTTAAACGCACCTTATGGCATGCGCCTAGCTGAGTATAAAGAAATCGTGTTATCCAAAATCATGGAGCGAGAGAGCAAAGAGCGTGAAATGGCTAGGCAACGACGTAAAGAGGCTGAGCTAAGAAGAAAGAAGCCACATTTGTTTAATGTACCACAGAAACATTCACGTGATCCGTACTGGTTCGATGTCATTTATAACCAAATGTTCAAGAAATGGAGTGAAGCATAATGATTGTAATCAGTAACAGAAAAGTAGATATGAACGAAACGCAAGACAATGTTAAGCAACCAGCGCACTACACATACGGCGACATTGAAATTATAGATTTTATTGAACAAGTAACGGCACAGTATCCACCACAATTAGCATTCGCAATAGGCAATGCGATCAAATACTTGTCTAGAGCACCGTTAAAGAATGGTCATGAGGATTTAGCAAAGGCGAAGTTTTACGTCCAAAGAGCTTTTGACTTGTGGGAGTAATGACCATGACAGATAACGCACGCAAAGAATACCTAAATCAATTCTTTGGATCTAAGAGATATCTGCATCAGGATAACGAACGAGTGGCACATATCCATGTAGTAAACGGCACTTATTACTTTCACGGACATATCGTACCAGGTTGGCAAGGTGTGAAAAAGACATTTGATACAGCGGAAGAGCTTGAAACATATATAAAGCAACATGGTTTGGAATACGAGGAGCAGAAGCAACTAACTTTATTTTAGAGGAGATGGAAATGATGAAAATCAAAATTGAAAAAGAAGTGAACTTGCCTGAACTTATCCAATGGGCTTGGGATAACCCCAAGTTATCAGGTAATAAAAGATTCTATTCAAATGATGTTGAGCGCAACTGTTTTGTGACTTTTCATGTTGATAGCATCTTATGTAATGTGACTGGATATGTATCAATTAACGATAAATTTACTGTTCAAGAGGAGATATAACAATGAAAATCAAAGTTAAAAAAGAAATGAGATTAGATGAATTAATTAAATGGGCGCGAGAAAATCCGGATCTATCACAAGGAAAAATGTTTTTTTCAACAGGATTTAGTGATGGATTCGTTCGTTTTCATCCAAATACAAATAAGTGTTCGACGTCAAGTTTTATTCCAATTGATATCCCCTTCATAGTTGATATTGAAAAAGAAGTAACGGAAGAGACTAAGTTTGATAGGTTGTTAGAGGTATATGAGATTCAAGAAGGAGTCTATAAATCCGCATTACACAAAGGTATCAGTTTGAACGAACGTTTTGAAGACGACAATATTTTTCCTACTAAAGCATTCTATATCTTAAACGATGACATGACGATGACATTGATTTGGAAAGATGGGGAGTTGATAGAATGATGCAAACCTATAAAGTAAGTCTTTGTATCAAGTTCTTAGCGTCTAAATGTAATTATAAATTAAAAAAGCATTATTTTGTGCAAAGTACGAATGAGGAAGAAGCCACGAATACGGTATTAAAACTGACTCGTAAAAAGCTCCCATTCAAAACTGCAAGCATAGAAGTAGAAAAAGTGGAGGTAGTAGAATGATGCCTAAATATCGAGTGTGGGACGAATATACAGGAAGAATACACGATGTTGTAGGATTCGACTTCATCGAGAATGAAGTTCACTATGAAAACTACGCGGAAGCAGAAGCTTTAATACACGCAAGAGATTTCAAAGATGTAGAACTTATGCAAAGTACAGGACTTAAAGACAAAAACAACAACGAAATATATGCGGGAGATATAGTTGAGTTCAAAGATGGAGTACTCATGATAGCGGGCGACGATGAGTCTTTAGTAGATACAATTAATAGAGCAGTGATATCTATTGATATTGTAAATGGTATTCAATTAAAAGATTTTATGTTTGAGGGTGCACTCTCTGAAAATGATTACTTTGAGTATATAGACAAAAAATCCTTCCTTAGATATGACTGTGAGGTTAAAGGCAACATATTTGAATCATCTCATTTACTGGAGGTAACAGAATGAACTATGAAACAGGGTTCCAACTAGGTGTAATGGAAGCTAGGTTGAAGAAGATGAGAAAACAACGTGATGAGTACAAGAAGCAACGAGATGAGCTTATTGGGGATATGACGGAAGTTAAGAGAAAAGCAAAAGCATTTGATGAGATAGATAATCTGATTTATGAAGTATTCGAAATGATGAATTGCTTTAAATTCAGTTTTATCAATGAAAATAAAGAGCTTATCCTCGATAGCGAATCAAATATTTTCTTTTCACTAAAAGATTGCGCTAACAAATTAGATTTAGTTGTTAAATTTATTCATTGGGTTAGCAGATGTTGTATTGAAAATATATCTCCTGAAAGAACACAGGTTTTTTTACAAACAGGTTTCGAACTTTATATTGGCAAACATTTAACAAATAATGATTACGAATACATGTATAAATGCTTTGGTAACGGATTAAATAGTGATGGCGCATATAGTTATGCCAGAAGATTATTAAATATTTCGGAGGGTTAAAAATGACTGTAGATAAAAAAAGCGTTGAAAAATTTAAAAAACATATCAAAGAGCTGGAGAAGAAAGCAAGCGCATGGGATAGGTATTGCAAGAGCGTTGAAAAAGATTTAATAAACGAATTTGGCAATGATGATGAAAGAGTTAAATTTGGAATGGAATTAAACAATAAAATTTTTATGGAGGAAGACACTAATGAATAATCGCGAACAAATCGAACAGTCTGTTATAAGTACTAGTGCGTATAACGGCAATGACACAGAGGGATTACTGAAAGAGATTGAAGACGTGTATAAGAAAGCGCGAGCGTTTGATGAAATACTTGAGGGAATGACAAATGCTATTCAACATTCAGTTAAAGAAGGTATTGAACTTGATGAAGCAGTAGGGATTATGACGGGGCAAGTGGTCTATAAATATGAGGAGGAGCAGGAAAATGACTAACACATTAACAATTGATCAGTTACAAGAGTTATTACAAATACAAAAGGACTTTGACGATAGAATACCAACACTAAATTTACGAGATAGCAAGATTGCGTATGTGGTTGAATTCTTTGAATGGTTTAACACATTGGAAACGTTCAAGAATTGGAAGAAGAAACCAGGTAAACCGTTAGACGTACAGCTAGACGAGTTAGCAGACATGTTAGCGTTTGGATTGAGTATTGCTAATCAACAAGCAGATAACATGGAAGAAATTTCGGGTTATTTAGATGACGGAGATTTTAACGACTATATAGAACGAGTTGAAATCGATTTTAACGATAGTGATGTAGTAGATGAATTTATGTCAACTATAGATGAAATGTATGAAAGTCCATATAGTAGCAACTTATTTTTACCGTTTGCATTAGCGAACAACTACTACACTATCGATCAACTCATTGACGCATACAAAAAGAAAATGAAAAGGAACCACGAAAGACAAGATGGAACAGCAGACGCAGGAAAAGGATACGTGTAAAGACATCTTAGATCGAGTCAAGGAGGTTTTGGGGAAGTGAGTGACATGTTAGAAATATTTTTCATAGGGTTTGGTGTTTATCTATTTTGTCGCATAGGTATTATTTTTCTCAAGAGTAAAAAGACTATACACACAAACCTATATGAAATGTTGTTGATTGCTACTATCTTTGTGACATCTACATTTGCTGATAAACATCAAAAGACGCATATCTTAATAGCATTTTTAGTAATGTTTTTTATGAGTAAGCTCAAACAAGTTCAAGGGAGCTATGAGGAATGACACAATACCTAGTCACAACATTTAAAGATTCAACAGGACGTAAGCATACACACATAACTAAAGCTAAGAGCAATCAAAGGTTTACAGTTGTTGATGCGGAGAGTAAAGAAGAAGCGAAAGAGAAGTACGAGTCACAAGTTAAAAGGAATGCAGTTATTAAATTAGGGCAGTTGTTTGAAAATATAAGGGAGTGTGGGAAATGACTAAACAAATACTAAGATTATTATTCTTACTAGCGATGTATGAGCTAGGCAAGTATGTAACTGAGCAAGTATATATTATGATGACGGCTAATGATGATGTAGAGGCGCCGAGTGATTACG